GGAACACGACCTGCCGAGTCCAGCACAATGGGGTTGGTGTGAAATGCTGCACCACTGCTACTGGTGTACGTCGCTTGCGGGGTCGTGGTGCCAGCAGAGTAGGTGTACAACTTGCCACCCGACAGCGGGTTACCGTTGTTGTCAAAGAACTGGGCACCAGCGCCACCGACAGGAGAAAGGAAGACAGTCATCAATAAAACTCCCGAGAAATCTCGCTATTCGTGGCGGGGAGGTAGATGGTGGACGAGCACATTGTCATATTTGGCATTATGAACCCTATCCAATCTTGTGCTTATTGACAGCAGACCATTTATTGTCACCTTGACCAGCTACCATCTGAACAGGGCCATAAATTGTCAGCCCGTTACTCCCATTGATATATCTTGCCTCGATCCTTTCTGCACTGCTGGCCGTACTTGGGAACAGGTCAAATAACCAAAACCCTGCAATAGGGTTATCCCCTGTAGATGCTATAGCCCCCTCCCCCCATCGGTAAACCCCTCCCCAACCAAATACTTTCTTATGTAGATTTTGTCCTACAGGTTGTGCGTCTTGTAAAACCCCCGATGAAAACGCCCAAAATACTGGGTCTGTAAATTCTATAACGTGTCTATGGTGGTTATCCCCATAGGCGTGGAATAAATGCCCTGAACCACCATTCAATTTGGCTTTTGGCAAATATGTGCTTTTCCACGCATTTGCTTCTGTGGTGTAGCGCTCATACCAGGCTTGCCCTGCTTGAAACACTCCGCTTTCATGCGTCATTAGTTTAAATGGGTGGGATGATACATCCATCCACTCAAAAAAATCTGCTATCTGCTGTGCCCCATAACAAGGATTCGCGGTACTGGTGCCATCCCATGGGGTACAGTGCATTTCCATGTCTGTGCAGAAAGCTCTTAAGCTCCCAAATTCAAACCCAGAGTAGAGTTCTCCAGACCGGTATATTGGAGCGCCTATATCACTGATCCATTTTCTAACTTCAGGCAATGCTGCTGCTTCAATTTGCGCCTCAGTCCATGATTTACCATCTGCTGCTACAGCGCTCACCCAATAGTCCGCACCACCAACAACAGTTGGCCCACGCCTGAAGTTTGATGCGAAGCCGTGATCGCCCACAGTCATATGGGCCGGGACATTCTGGTAGCACCATTGCCTATCCGCATCCCCTGACCACCTGGTATTGTCTTCAAATAAACCAAGCCATTGGGCCCACCCCATGGCATAATGTTTAGACTCACACATACTCTGCGTTTGAAGAGGTTGCGTTGGGAACCCCGCTGCCTTTACGATATTTGTGTCAACATAATTCACATCGTCAATGTGCAGCATCGCAAATGGCGTGCCACTCGCATTATAAAATTCCTGCAATGCTCTTATATATTTGAATGGGCGATGCTTGGTTCGTGCAGTATTACTATCACAAGTTGAAAGTATGAATGCGCATCTGGTATTCGTCGTCGCTGGGGCTGTGATAAATTTTCCAGTAATTGGGGGTTCATTTCCACTTCTTATAGTATAGGTGTATCTCGTTTGTGGCGCCAATCCAGTAAAGTCAACCCTCCCACCCCCAAGGAAGGGGCCACCATATCTATCGCTATATGGGGTAATAGAAATACTCCCATGATTGGGTGTTATTTCTGCGCTTATTGCCCCATCTATTAAAGACCCAACAATATCCTTTAAATATGTTTTTCCTGCCCACCCAATTCTTACTTTCATATTGTCAATAACTCCGAGCAAGGGGCTATATTTCTTGAATTTAACCCCTGAATTATTTCGGTTATATTCGAAGGAAGATTTTGTCCAAAGTTTAGAATCATAGCTCTGCGCATTGGCACAGCCGAGGGGGTTGCAATTACGCCTGTAGCACTATTATATTTAGTCCCCAAACACAGCCTCATGTTCGCAGGAGTAGCGGCCCCTGATGCAATTGGTCTGCAACTAAAATAAGCATCACTAGCCAGATTGGAGATCGAACCTGAACCTGTAATTACTCTGGTCCCTGTAATATCCCCCCACCATCCTTGCAGCGTCTTGAATCCATTTCTGGCATCTATCAAGAAGTACACATTTATCGTGTCTTGCGTTAAGCTATCCCAATCAACCAAAGAATTAGAGACCTCCACTTGGTTATCATTCATGGCATAGGCATTGATGGCCATTGACGGAAGTAGCCGCAGCTGAAAATGTGATGCGTATCCAGCGGAGCCAATATAACCCAGTGAAATAATAGTTTGACCCGATGCTGGTGCAGCAATTCTGCTGATCTGCGCGCAAATCAATACTGCACCATCTTTTACAGCAATAACGCGGTCATACTCCGCCTCTGTTGCGCAACTGCCCATTAAGCCTTTTGTTGCTGCATCCCCAGTCCAGCGTTCAGCATTAGCTGTCCATTGTGCAGTATCAGTCGTAACTGTGTTGAGCGTCGGGCCGATACCAAATGCACATGGTATTGCAGTAACGGCGCTACCTACAGTGACTCCTTGGTGTAGGGTATAATAGCTTGCTGGAAAATTACGCTTGATGAAGTGTTCTTTTACTTTATCAAACATTGAATCGATGCCAATGACAGCGTTGTTACTCATTACCCGACACCTCCACCCGTAGAATAGCGTATCTTCCGCTTGAGTAAGCTGGGGACAATGTGATTGTCACCTCCTTACCAGTCAGAGCATTGTTATATGCAGGGCTTCGCATTGCATTGGCTACTGTTGCAGTAGTACCTTCTGCTGGAGCGACACCGAACAGGGTGGTGTCTGGCGTGGTTGCAATTGTTCCAGTTGCTGTACTCGATGCCAGCAAACTGATAAGACTGATGGAATAATTGCTGATTAGAGAATATGGAATTTGCCCAGGGAGAATCAGAACGCTATCTCCATTTTTGGCGATAAAATTATCCCTTGCTGTTATTATATCGAGTGGGTTTACACTAACCCGAACTCCCAGCACAGTATTTCCAACACCAGCATCCACAAGATATTCTGAAATCGGAATACCAGTCAAGATACCAGAGACCCTGGTTCTAGGGGTTACTGTTACATCGCTGTTCGTTATATTCATGCGTAATACACCACATTGAGCACGGCATTCGCGGATTGCTGAATGAATCGAATTTTATTCAAGTCACCATCGTATTCAAGTACCCCGTTTTCAGTAACAGGCATACCAACTGATGCCGTAGGAGCGATCCCGTCATCCCGCCACCGAATACCGCCACCTGTCGGAATAATGACCGCAACGGACGGGGAACACTGTAATCCATCGGGAGAGAGGGTAGGCACAGTCAGTCCGACGGCTGTGGCAAGGGATGTGATCTGCTGATACCCCAGACAGGATGTGATTTGACGCATACTCATTGCTGTTCCTCATACGGGGTTTGTGAGGGTGTCCCCTGCGGTTCAGACATCTGGGGCATCCTTGGTGTATCTGGTTGTGGATTCTCTCGCATCTCGGGTGCACTTGCAATCAGGTCACCAGCATCCACCGCAGCAGCAATGGTCCCCATCACGATGTCCTGAATCTGCTCAGGTGTCATACCTGCCTGTACTGCACTGATTCGCTGCGTCTCGGCCTGGTACGCCTTGATCTCGGCCTCGAACTGCTTGATGTGCATCTCCTTGGCTTCCATCGATTGCTGAACGTTCTGCAACATTTTGAACATCTGCTGCATCTCGGCGTTCATTGCCTCCATCTGCTGATTGGCTGCAACCAGAGCGGGGTTATCCTCATCAGCCATGACCTTTGGATCAAGCATCTTCTGAAGCCGCTTGGCAAGGTCCTGAGCACCCGGCCAATCCATGTTCTTGACGAATAGGTCACCGGCAACCTGCCACAGTTGCGGGTTGCCTTGCAGCAATTGAGCCATCGACTCAAGCGCTTCTTGCCGCTTGGTGGCGTACCCTGGACCAGTGATAACCCGCACATCGTACTTGCCTACGCGGGGGTTGTATATCTTGTCAACCACCACACCACCCGGTCCCATGATCTTTTTGACCGGCTCCTCTTGATCCGGGTTCATCTTGACCGTCGACGGTTCACCATCTTCACCGAGGATTCTGGCCACCCGTGCGGTGTCGTAAATCTTCGGGATCAGGTCTACCAATTGGCGACCGATATGGCGAACCGCACGCGCCAGGTTGTCAGCGTAATGGTATGTGCCAACATCTGATTCGCGCTGTCGAGCGAGAATCGCCTTGCCAGAGCGCTCATTGCTGGTCATGCCCAGCGATGCGTTGTATTGACCAGTCGTCGACTTGATGTCTTCCGATGCACCTGCCTTGGCTTGCAGAAGACCGCTGGACGCCATTGGAGGCTGCGCCCGCTGAGGCAGTGGAAGCACAGCACCCTGGCCATCGGTGACATCCGGGTTTACTTCCAGATACGGCCAGTTCTGGGTGTTGGCTGTTTTCCACTGCTGCTCATACCCCTCGAACTGACCACCGTACCCGATAAAAGGTGCCTTGGGGGCCAGTGCCAGCATCTCGGCTTCTTGAGAGCACCAATAATTGTACATACGCTGAGCATCCTTGGCGTTGCGCACCAGACCGCTCACGTACAGTTGACCATCAACCTCGAACTCGTTACCAACCACCCTCACAACCGGGATGAACGATCCAGCCCATTCACTCTCCTCCAGAATCTCATAGCCGTTGGTCTTGCACCACTTGACTCTCTCACGATCCGACTGCCGGGAGCGCAGAGGCTTGCCGAACATCGCCCGCAACAGGCTGTCCTCGGGGGTGCCGGTGAGCGCTGTCTGATTGCCGGGATACAGATTGAGTGTCGCCTTTTCACATTCGATGTAGAAATACTCAGCAACACGCACAGTGGTCTCACTGATCCACTGATTGATCGATGAGTCGCCTATCCCCCTTGCCGTGAGGGTGCTGATTGGCGAAGCCTTTGGGTATGCCCGTTCGTATTCATCCTTGGTCATATCATCAGTGATGAAGCACCACCGAGCATCTGCGCCAGCAGGGTCCTGGATCATTGGGTCCATGTAGACCGAGAAACTGTTGCGAATGCGCCCGATCTTGATCTCCTGATCGAACGATGTGTCATCGCAATACTCGGTCAGGATGCGAAGATAACCTTCACCATACGTGACCTGGTTCTCACACGCAGTGTCGTAGGCCACATCTGCGTCAGATGTGTACTCGATGTGGCGAATCACACCGTTGAAGACATCGGCCATCTCGATGTCACTCTTGTCGTCAACAGGGAGCACCTTGATCGTTGGCCGGTTCATCCGCTGCTCATTGGTGATCTGCTTGACGTGCTGAGGCAGCTTGTTGATGGTCAGACATGGGCGAGCACTGACGACGGGTCCTTGACTCGATCCACGGGTCTGGAGCACATCGTTCGGCCACTGCCACTGGTTGTCCGGAGACCCAGCGTAAAACCGCAAGTCGTCGAGTTCGCTGTCACGGGTTCCAGAGAGCGCTGAAATCGCCATCGTCATGCGGCTGCGCATGACAGACAACACGGAATCGTCTTTGGCAACATTCGACGCAGCCACAATCCCAATCGAATCTGTCATTCCTCGATCACTCCGAGGGTGTGTTCTTCTCGCATGACAAGCAGGTCCTCGCCTTCCCATCGAAGGTCCTGTCCGATGCTATCCCCAAAAACTACCCTGTCACCAACCTTCACGTCTACGGCATCCGGTCCGGCAGAGATGACCACACCTGTCCCAGCACGCTTCTTCCGCAAAAGAATGAACAGGTCATGCTTCTCCATGTCTGGCCGCACAATAAGACAATCCTGAGTCGCTTTGAGCACCGCTTTCTTCTCCATTGTTGTTTCAATCCGCTCCAGACTTTTCGGCCAGGTGATGATCTTCCCCATTGTTGAATCTGACATCATGCACCCATCCAGCTTGCAGAACCTGCGCCGCTCTGAGCATTGACGCGCAGAGGTTTACGATCATTGTACTCCCGATGTGCGACAGGGAATGCAAAAGTTACAGCGATCGCATCAGCAGCGTCAGGTGACGCCAACCCACGAGCCTTCATCTCCTTCTTTCCCTCCAGGAATATGGTTCCGGCGGAGTTCGGCTTCTTCATCGGTCCGATCAGATCGGCTTTCAGCAACCTGTCCTGCGGCAAGCTGGCCGATCTGAGCCAATCCCGCATGGCTCCCCACATCTCAGCCCTTTTGTTGCCCCACATCACCGGGTTCTTCGCCTTCCAGCCAAAGTTGACACCTCGCACCTTGTACTTCTGCTCAGTGAGTCTGTCAAGAACACCGTACCCAAGACCGCCTTCATCGATCACAGTCAGCGCCGGTCGGTACTCCTCAATGGCGTCAATGATGTGACCCACGGTGGTCATTGTGTCATCGCCCCTGTATCGCTTGATCGCCACGATGTCCCGCGCACGTCGCACAACGATGACGGTTGAATCTGCCCCTCCTCGTGCCGGGTCCACACCAATTACAACAGGTGCCGTCATGTCCTTGTGCTGCGGACGCCTCATGGCGTCGTCGACCAAGTGTGGCGCGATGAACTGATCTTGACCAGACTTTGGAAAGTCCCCATAGACTTCCACACGCGCCTCATCGGAGTCCTCACCATACTCATCGATGATCTGCTGATAGATGGTCTTGTCGGTGCCTTCGACCGTGCGGGCATCGATCTTTTCGGACTCCCAGAATTCGCGCTTACTGCCCTCCACGGCCTCGTAGAAATACCCGGTGTTGCGCCGACCATTGGAGAACGCAAGCCAGTATCGGTCAGGGATGTCTTCAGTAAAGAAGCCCGCTGCAACGGACCAGATGGAGTCAGGTATCCCACTGGCTTCGTCGAAAATCACCATCATGCCGTCCATGTTGTGCGGTCCGGCGTAGGCGTCCGGGTTCTCCTCGCTCCACAGCTTGCCCTCAGCTCCCCAGTACCGGGTGCCTTTCTTCAGGTCGCGTTCGACCAGTTCAGTCAACCAGTTTGCCGGGCTCAGACTCGTAGCCGTCGGCTCCCACCAGTGAGAGTTGATCGCCATCGTGACCCACTTGGTCAACTCACCCCAAGTCACTTTGCGCAACTGACTCTCGCTGTTGGCCGACACGATCACTGACGATCCGATCCGCGTAGTCAGCATCCAGATGATCAACCATGACACCAGAGCAGATTTACCGACACCGCGACCAGACGACACAGCACGACGTAGAGCGTCCATCATCTCACCATCAGACTTCTTCCCCCTGTTGTCCCGGATGACCTGTGCAACACGTCGAAGCGTCCTGCGCTGCCAGGCACGAGGGGCCTTGAAGTGCTCAAGGGGAGTGTTCTTCTGCCCCCACGGAAACGCGAACAGTACGAACGCTTCAGGGTCATCCTTGACGGTTGGGCTCCACAACTGCGACATCAGCAGTTGCTCGTCCTCATGGGAGTACCGCATTTTTTGCATCAGTTCATCCGGTTGCCGTCAATGGTCACGAGTTGTCCTCCAAACGAGGACGATCCTCGACCTCGATTACCTCGGCCTCGATCACCCGAGCTTGTGCCTGCGCCAGCGCCTCAGTGATCGAGATTGTCCCGCCAAGCTCGATCTGCTTGGACTCACCATACCGCTTCTTGTTGTGTGCGCTCATGAGCCATTTGCGGGTATCAATTCGCAACCTATCCCGATTCACGGTGTCGTTCGATGATGGGTCCACGGACTCCAACCCATCAGCAATCTCCAGAATCTCCCCGGCAAGGAACTCTGTGCGCATCTCCTGCGCCTCCATGAACCGCTCATGTCGCTGAGGATCACGCTTGATCCAGCGCAGAAAGCCCTCATACGACACGACGCGGGGGTCACCCTCGATCAATGACTGCAAGGATCGTCCACGATAGATGTCCTCGATCACCCGCTCGAAAATTTGCTCATACTCGACGTGCATCAAGGCTTTGGTGTCAAGTGTTGGCGCAGGCGGTTTAGGGTCCGGGAATGATAGCCAGTTCGGGAGACAGGATTCACCAGTGACAGCCATGCTCATCTTTCCCCTACCATTCAAGGACTATCCTCATCGTTACATGTTGCCCTGAGTCGTTCCGCGATTGCAAGCCCACGCAGGAAAGTGCATCGAGTTCTACGCATCGGTCATCAGTCCATACGAGTGGCGTATTCACCTGACATCGTGCAGTCATACGCAAACCTCATACCCTGTTCTATCCTTCCAATGCTCCAGCGCCATTTCCCCCGGCAAGATGGGTATCATCCGCGTCTTCTCCTTCGCCCTCACAGCTCTTTCCTCACCTTGCCTTTTCTTCGCCGCTCGCACAGCTTTGCAACGACAGCAGTGCACCCTCGGACTGCGTAGTCGATCGAAATCCGTGAACTCTCCCTGATCCTCTGTCCCGCAGGTGAGACACTTGCAGTGGTGCGCAAGGTGCGCGTTGTGCTCGAATATGAGCTGGGTTCTCTTGCGTCCCATCAGTTTCTCCCGTCGTTGGAAAATCTCGCCAGCTCGCTCATGTCAACTCCTCCGCATCAACGACCGACCAGCTTCGGGTCAGTCCCCTTCATCTTGTCCACTCGC